CGACCGCGCTCGGACGCAAACTGAGAACTGGACGCGCTGGGATCCTTACCCTATGCCCCCGGCCGGCCTGTCCACCGAGCTCCTGGATCCGTGCAGTCGGCCAGTTGCTGCCCACGATCGCACGGAAGGGTTCCACCCGCCGGGTATAGCTCTTCGCCAGGAGCCCGCTGCGCTTCAGCATCAGGCCTGGCCAATAGCCCTTCTTTTCGCGCTGCTCGATTGTGCGTGGAGAGAGCGCTGGCCAGCGCGGCCTGCCTTCTCGCGCCTGGTTCTCGCGCACGGAGTCATGCATGATGCGGGCGATCCGGCGCATGGGCACCGTCATATCATCGCCCCGTGCCATGATGTCGCGGATCAATTGCTGCACCTCATGATCGTCCACGTGGATCATCAGCTCACCATAATTTTGCAATGTCGCCGTCATACTTCCCGACGTTCGGCTGCCAGTCAACTTTCCCCGGATTGTAATTCCAGCCCGGACCCGTTGCCACATGGATATTCCCGGAGGAATAGACCGTGACCGTGGCCGGCTCTCCATTTACTATGATCTCCTGATCGGTGAGATGCCCGGCGCCCTCGGATATGGTGAGCCGGAGTTTTGCCACGTCCCGATCCGAGAGCTGTCGCACGCTGCACCTGCAGCCCCAGTCGAGCGGCGGCCAGTGGGTGTCCCAGAACGGATCATCGAGGCGGAACACCAGTCCATTGAGAGCGCGGTGAGCAGGCCGGGTATTCTGATCGAGCACGGAAATGAACTGACCATACGGCGCATCGTCCATACTCTCCATCATCTCACGATACGAGCCCGCCTCATAAATCGTGCGTATATTCGTTTCATAAATCGTGCGCAGCCGCCAGGGCGAGCCGAGCTGCACCGAGGACACCACGCCGTCGGCATCCACGATCTCATGATTCCCCCACCAGCCCAGGGCCTGTAGCTTCGGTTTCAAATCTTTCTGAAAATCGCGCAGCATCATGCCCTCATCGAGCACTATCCGCAGCTCGTCGCGGATCGTCTGGAGGATGTCAAGGCGCATCGCCTTCGCGACCGTGAACGCACGCGCCTGCGCCTCCTGCCATACCTCGCGCCAGTCCCAGGAGAAGGCATAGCTCTTGCCCTTGAAATACTCGATGGCTTTTTCGGGAGGAAGCTGGAACAGGTCGATCAGGTCCTGATCGGCCTGCTCCATTGAAAATTGGAGATTGGAAATTGGAATCTGGAAATTTGCGGACGCACCGCGGGCGCGGTGGCGGAGCTGATAGAGCGCGATGCGGTTTTTGAGCGTGCTCGTATTCAATCCGAACTCCGAATTACAAAAATGTGACCTGCAACTCGCCGGGAGCGCCGCCGGTGAATGCGGGAGCGGGGTCTCCATTGTTCACCGTCTTCGAAATTCCGAGCGGTCCCCAGATGAGCATATTGCCCGCAGTCGATGCATCGAATATTGCCATGTGCGTGATCGTTCCCCAGTTAGCGGTCGGCGCCGGGAACGTGATGTTGTTCACGTTGCTGAACAATCCGTTTCCCGCGGACGGTGCGTTCCACTGCGCGTCGAGCTGCGACACTGCCACGCGCGCATACGAGCCTCCGGTCACCTCGGTCCCGCCTCCGGAATCGGAAGGCGCGGCGGTGAGGAGGGCGACGTAGATCGCCGAGGGTTTCCATGCGGTCTGAGTGCGAAACAAAAGATTCCCGATCTGTGACTCCAAATAATCCGACATCTGACTCATAGCAACCTCCTTTAGATTGTGTCGAGTGAATCAACGATCACTATGATCGCGTCATCCGACTTCACCGGCACGGTGAATTTACCGCCCGAGCCGGGGTTGATTTCAAATTCGATAAAATACTTTCCCGTCGTGTCCGTATCGGTGGCCTGCCAGTGATATTCGAACAGGCCGTTCGGGCCATCGGTGATGGTTATGCCCGTGGTCTGGCGCGTGATCTTGAGCGCACCGCTCACCGCGTTTTTCATGGTGCAGTAGATGGCCGCGCCCGTGATCGGCACAACGGCGTTCGCCGAATTCTGGACTGCTCCGTAGTAGTACGGCTGCAGGTCATGCTTTTTTATGTAGAGCGGATCAGGCATGTAAGGCCCTCCGTTTCGAATCGAATGAAAAAATCCGGCGAGCCCGGTCGATAACCAGCGGCCGGCGATAATCATCGAGATAAAACACATTGCGCGCGGCGGCTACGACGAGCTGCTCCGCATTGGCCGTGAGGACCGCGGAAACGGAACATGAAGCCGACGCCGACGCGGTGAAAACAATGGACGTGGTCAGGGCCGCGGAGCACGACGCGGCGCCGGTCGCGGCCACGGCGAGGTGGATCTGCGTGGTCAATTGCGCCGCCGCCGATGCGGCGCACGTTGCTGATGCCGTGAGTGTGCTGCCCGTGGTCAGAGCAGCGGATACTGAACATGCGCAGGCAGCCGATGCCGACATGACAATAGCCGTAGTGAGCTGCGCCGAAACCGATGCCGAACACGAAGCAGACGAGGACATCGATGAGCCGGTGGTAAGTTCTGCGGCCACACTGGCCGAGCACGCGGCGCTTGCGGAAAGAGATATGGCCGTCGTGATATTCGCCGATGTTGTTGCCGCGCACACAACCTGTCCAGCCAGGCTGATCACCGTCGTGAGATTGCATGATGCCTGGCCCGAGCAGGTCGTCGACGCCGAAAGATCGATGGCGGTCGTGAGGGCCGCCGCGCATGCGGCTGAGCATGATGCCGCTGCGCCAAGCGTTATGCTCGTGGTGAGCTCGGCGCTTGCGGATGCTGCACATGCGGCAGCCGCGGACAGCGTTATGCCCGTCGTAAGATTTGCCGAGCACGCCGCCGAGCATGCGGGAGAGGCAGCGAGACGGATCTCCGTGGTGAGCGCCGCGGACACAGAAGCGGCGCAGGCTGCCGAGGCAGACATGCCTGAGTCCGCGGCCACATATTCATCCCCGCCGATATCCCAGGAGCCGCTGCGGGTCTGGCCGTCGCCATCATCCGTGTAATATGATGACTGCGATATACCGAGATCGAGCAACGCCGTGTCGGATGCGGTGAGATGGTAGTCGCGGGCCGATTCGTTGACGAACGCCGGGGGCTGATTGACTCGATTCCCTGATCCTCCCTGATCGTCCGCGCTGCCGTCGCTCGATGCGCAGTACGAGAGATTCAGCGTGCCGCCGGATTCGGCAAAATCGAGATATCCGCCGGCCTCCTGATTATTGTATATGCTCGCCACATTCGTACAGTCACAGGTGCTGCCCCATACTACGATGCCGTCGCGGCCACTGCGTGCTATGGTGCAGTTGCGTACCGTGGTGAGCCCACTGCTCAGAATACCCCATCGGACGGCATCATAGATTACACTGTTCCGTATTTCAGACGCGCCCCAATATCCTCCGTTCGACGTTTGAACGGCTATGTTACGCGTGTCGATCACGCGCATGATACATTTGTCGACCAAACATGCATCGCGCGCCACGTTCAAAACAACATACGAGGAACCACCGCCGGCTCCGGACAGTTGCAGGCCAGTGACGCGCGTATACTCATCATCGAGTAGAAGCACATCTGCAGCGCCGCTCACTTCGAGGCTATATTTCGACGTATTCCATTTCCCGTCGTGCCGATCCGACGCGGGCACGATGATATGCATGTACCGCGTGGAGTCCATGGTGGACCCGGCAACGGCCACGGCGGTTGTATCGCTCATGGCATAGCACAGAATTTCCAATTGCCGGTCGAGTGATACGAGGTCTCCCTGCTCGCCGGCCTCTGCCGCGCTGAGTGAGCTGTAGTCGCCTCCGCTCGATCTGACAGATACCTGTCGTAATGCCATTATCCAATCCTCGCAGATGCAGCCACTGCCGCAATATCCTGATCCTCATCGAGGCCCGTGGCCTGATTCCGGAAATATCCACGCGCCTGCGCCCACGTCGCGTCATGCGCTCCCGCATATAATCCCGAGGCTATCGTGAGCCGGCCCGATTGCGCGATTTTTTCCCGGTGCGCCGCGGGCATGGCATCGAGCCGGATGATCCATTTGCGCCGGCGCACGGTTTTTGATATTGGATTGCCGTCTCGGTCCACGCCCGCGGTCTGCGTATGGGGCTCGATATATTTCAGCACGCGATCAGCGGATACTCCCGGCAACCTGAGCACCGCGAATTTCGGCGGTACCTCTTCTCGTCCCCACGGATGCCCGTCGGGCATGATCACCACGGGCATGCCGCGCTTGTAACATCCGCTCTGATCACGGATGGGGTCGGCGTGTGACGCGTCGACGGCCTTGACGAGGATCTCGCACATTATTGCCTCCTTGAAGCAAAATTAAGAAGGATGAATTAAGAAGTATGAAATTCTTATTTCTCCTTCTGACTTCTTATTTTCCTTTTTCCGATATCCTCCCCCACGCCTCGGCCACGAACAGCGCGCGTGCGAGCTGATCCTCGAGAGCTTCCGTGTTCATGTCCGGGTACGTTTTTATCAGGCTCGTCATTATCTCCTCGTAGGATGAGCCGGAATTAATGAGGGCTATAACGGGCTTTAACGCGCCTTCCATCTGTGATTGAAGGGCGGCGGGATCGATGGCATCAATGGCGGACTGAAGTTGATCACTCACCGCGGAGGGCGCGGAGAACTGCGCGGGGAATCCCCCCCTCACCCCGCCCTCTCCCACAAGGGGCGACGGTGCAGGATCGGAAGGCTTATCCTCGAGATCTTCATCATCCAGGGCATAGCCCTTCTGATAATATTTTTTCGATAGGCGCAGCCGTGACATATCGAGCGCCGCGGTCAGCTTCTCGTCCCGCTCCGCCAAATCCTTATCAACGTCCTCCTCCTCGTACATGATGAAGCGAGGAAGCTCGGAGCGCTCGGCGAAATTGTATTCGCAGATCCAGTCGATGAGCGTGTTCATCGTTTCCTCGACGATATGCTTGTCGTCGTTGACGATATCGTCGCGCACACCCTGGGCCTGGTCTTCGCCCCCGAGTTTTCCGGGCGTGCTCTCCGCGCCGGCGGAGTGGCCCAGGAGCGCCACGTTGATCTCTCCCGTGCACGCGCTGATGAGCTTGTCATAGAGGTCAGCGCTGCCGGTGTTCTTCGTCTCCGGGATCTCGACGGAGGCATCGTCGGGTATCACGGCGATCGCGTCCTGCAGCATCTGCTCGAGCCGGTCGGCGAAGGCATTTGTTTCCACTATCCCTGTTCCGCGCGGCTGTTTTCCGATGATGAAGGGCATGCCGAACTTTTCCGTGAACGTGACCCAGAATTTGTAACCGCCCTTGCGGAACGTGACCGGCCAGAAGCAGCTCGACAGGATCGCATCACCATAAGGATTTTCGTAGTCGGCGTCATTCGATGCCACGAGAAATTTTTTCTCGGGCAGCTCGATGCCGTTCCAGTTTTCTTTTGTGCGGAACCGGAGCCGGTTGTTCTCATCGTAGATGAACCACTGCTGCGGTTTTCCAACGACGTCGTCCGGAGTCCAGGTATTTTCATCCCACATTACCTCGAGAACCTGGTTGCCGAATAGCGGCGCGTTCAAAATCTGATTGATGATGCGCTGGACGGGAAGATTTTTGTAAACATCTTCGATGAATTTAGCCTGGCGCGATTTGGCCTTGCCGCGGTCGATCTCCCAAATGAGTTTTTTCGTGCCCGCTTTCCGCGAGGTGATGCAGCCGCGCACGATGGGATCCGCGAGGAGCTCTTTGTAGATGGTGATGTCCTTGCCCATCTTCTTGAGGACCGGGTCCGG